CACAGATCTGCGTATGCGAATCTTTAGGATCGGGCTGGGCAAGCTGTACCGGATGAGCTGGAGTCTGTTGCAGCAGTACGACAAGACAGATCTAAATTATTGGTATCTGGATACAGCCCAGCAAGTCCCTCAAGCGGCTCTTGGGCAAAATTATTCGATTATGCCAACCGGATCCGCTGATGGTGTAAATAAGCAGTACCTATTCCAGAAGGCCGCGATGAGGCTGGAGATGTTCAACGGTGATGCCTTCATAAATCAAGCACAGCTCCGTAAGAGCGTGCTGGAGGCTGATGATGCCACTCTGGTCAAACGCTTATTTCAAGAGCCGGACATAGCGGCATCCGGTCAAGCCGAGGATCAAGCTGATGAGATCACAATTTTAAGGCTGGGCTTCCCGGCTGTTGTAAAGCCGGCAGACGATGATCTGGTTCACATCGAGACGGTGATGAAATATATCCAGATGCGAGCCGGCGAGGGTGCAGCCCCGCAACCACTGGAGGGCCAGATGTTGCAACAACATTTGGCTGAGCACGTTACGCAGTTGAAGGAGAAGGATCCAAAGGCCGGCAGCGCAATCGAGAAGGATCTCAATTCCTTCTTCGAGCAAGCGGCCCAAGCAGCTAACGAGCAAGCAATAGAATCAAATGGTGAGGCGATTCCTACAGAAATGGCGAACGCTGCGAGCGTTCAACCGGAGCAACGGATACCCCAACCCTCCGGAATGGTCTGATGCAGATACAGAGGCACTCCGTATTTTCTTCAGCTCAACAACGGGCCGGAAATTAAATAGTTCTCTCTTGAGCTTGCACTTACACCAGTTGGAGAAACTAATCTCATCCAGCGGAAGCAATCTGGCATTTGATGCCGGTTGGGCCGCTGGGTTTAAGGGAGCACTCGCTTCAATCGACGGTTTGATGGTCAGGCAACCGGAAAAGGTTCCGGAAGTCAACGGGGCCACCGACGATCTGGAGTGGATGACCGGCCCTAGAACAAACTAATTTATGTCTGAAACCGGAACAGTAAGAGCTGGCGAGGTAGAAATCAGTCGCGAAGAGCTACTTGGGCAGATGGCCGTCCTAGACGGTGAAGCCCCCGCGACTGAGACTGCGAGCACCCCCTCCGACAACGCAGCGGAGGAGCCACAACAGCAGACCGAGAAGGTAGATGGCAGCCCCAAGGAGGACACTAAGGAGCCCGTAAAGGATGCCGAGGAGTCTACCGAGGAAAAACCAAAGTCGAAGTATAGCCGAGCAAAAAAGAGCCAAGAGAGGGCTAATAAAAGCTGGAAGGAAGCGAACGCAGAGAAGGATAGGGTTAAAGCTGAAAAGGCGGATCTGGAAAAACAGAAAGCCGAGTTTGAAGCCCAGAAAACCGATGCGTTCAGCAAGATCCGGCAGCAGACAGATGCGGCACAATTCACACCGGAAGATTACGAGCAGATAGCTCAAGAATACCGGGATGAAGGTGAGGAGGATCTGGCTAAAGCAGCAATCGCTAAGGCTCAGACAGCACGGGAAACTATCGAGCAGCAGAAAGTCCTCACAGCGCAGAGGACAGTGATGGAACAGTGGGAGGCTAATTTGAGTCAGAACGTGAAGGATAATCCGGATCTGAAGAGTCAAGACTCCGAGCTCTATAAATACGTTTCTGAACTGTTGGATAGAAAGAAGATTTTGGCAACCTACCCGGAAGGCATCAACGATGCAGTGGAAGCTGCAAAGGCGTTTATTAAGGCGAACCGAGTGGACGAATTGGAAACGGAAAACTCCAAGCTCCAGAAGGAGCTCAAGGAGTTGAATGAGAAAACACAACTGAACGGGAGCACCGTTGATCAGTCAGGAAGAGCTGAATCTTTCGACAGTCTAGCACCAGATAAGCAGCGTAATGAACTGCTCAAGATGGTGAGGGACGCAGACCAACGGGGCTTGGTGCTCACAAATTAAATTAAAGAATAAGGTAGATTATTATGGCGGGAATTACGGACACCAGTTCAACTGGAATCACAAATTCACTACAGGCTTATTTTAGTAAGCAACTTCTGCATCAGATTACGCAGAATCTAGTTCTGGATCAGTTTGCCAAGCGGCAAGCGTTACCAGAAAAGGCGGGGAAAAACTCAGTTAGGTTTTTCCGTTATGTGGAGCCGAATACAACGGACGTTAAGTCACTCACTGAAGGCGATGGTCACACAGGCGGAACAGCTTGGGCCAAGGGAGCCTACAAGGAGATGACTCTGGAATATGTTGATGTGAGTCTTGCACAGGTGGGACAGGTGATCGGGATTTCTGATCTCTTAACCGCTCAAGAGCTCTTCAACCACTTGGAACAAGCCACGACTGTAAACGGTCAGGATGCGGCTCTTCAGTTGGACAACAAGATCAGTTATACCCTCGGTGATGACACTTCTATCACTGGCGGCACGACGATCACGGCAAACAAGATCAACCGCTTTGCTGGTGCGTCAGCTTATTTCTCGACAACCCCCACTTCAGCGCAAGTGATGAGCGGTCTGGAATTGCTGGACACAGCCACGGCTCTGAAGGTCAACAACGCACCGACTACGAGCGGCTACTACACGGCAGTCGCAGATCCTCGTGTGCTGCGCGATCTTCAGAACGACTCTGATTGGATCAGCTCACGGCACTACGGTGATCCGGATGCGATCTTTAAGGGTGAAGTTGGCAAGTACGCCGGGATCCGGTGCATCGAGTCCACTAACTCCTATCGGACAGCCGCCGGCAATGCCACGGCTCGTGTGACCTACAGCTCTAGCGGCAACACTTACAGCACTTTTGTGTTTGGTGATCAAGCCTATGGCGTTGTTGATCTGGCATCACAATCCCCTTACGGGCCTAAGATGCAGATTGCTCAAGGGCCGGACAAGACGGATCCGTTGGCACAGCTCACCACTATCGGCTTCAAGACTTATTACGGCCAAGCAATTTTGCAGCCGAAGTTCTTGGCTCAGGTCTATAGCGGTACGAACTACAGCTAAGATTAACCGCTGGGAGGGGGTAACTCCTCTCCCAGCTTTTTTAATATTATGCCTACAGTATCAATACCAATGGCCGCGATTACGATGGCCAGCGAGGACGGTGAAATGGTTTCACCGTCTGAAGGTGATGCAGTCTCCTTTACTATAGAGGGAACTGTTGAAGGAATGGACGGCGATATGGCCAACGTAGCAATGGAAACCGTCAACGGACAGCCGGCTTATCCGGAGGAGGAAATCGTTGAGGAGGAAGTTGTGGAAGGCCCAAGCCGTGATGAGCTAATGGCTGAAATGGTAGAAATCGACGCAAACGGAGGAATATAATTATGGCTGATAAAATCATAGGTAATACACTAAAGGGCCGGATGCTAAAGACAGACGGCGGAGACGGGGATGCGAAGGCTCTGGAGATTGATGTAACCGGAGACGGTTCTGGGGCTAATTTAGCCACATCGTTCATCAAGTTCGTCGGAACAACCTCAGCCTCGGCAGAGGACGGGAGCAGTCCCGTGACGGCTGTGGATGTAACCAACAACGCGAAGCTGGGAGGGATCCTGATTTCCGTAAACGGAGTTAAGGGTTGGCTACCAATATATGCCACTGCTTGATTACAAGAATAACGAGACGGGAGAGGTCAAAGAATTTTTGGCCTCTCCTAGCCTCGACAATTTTACGGATGGGGAGGGGAGCTGGGAAAAGCTAGATGTTCCCACCTCATTCAGTTTCGGGGGGCAAGTCACTCCCTTCACTCCAAAGGAACAAGTCAAGGGAGCACTACGCTCTGCTGAGATGAATCCTAAAGGGTGGAAAAGCCGCTACACTAAGGGGCAGATGAAAAAAGTTTGGGATCTTTAAGGAGAAAAAAATTATGGCAGCAAAAAGACAAGGGTATAAATCAAGGCAAGACGAATCTCTCGGTGCTCGTCGCGGAGCGCGGAAGAGCCTGAAAAACAAAGTTTCAAAAGCTGGCCGTAGGGCTATGGCCTCCGGGCCTCGCAAGGCAGCCGGCGGTAAGAAGTTCGGGCTCACGCCCAGAAAACGGAGGTAAACAATGAGCACCCAGAATGATGTGCTCCACAACTTTGGAGCCACGACAAATATAGAGCTGTCTGTCCCAACCGGATCGGTGACTGATTCAACGATCCAAACCGAGATGAGTCCGGCTTTTCTGATGATGCAGAATGTTGGCACTGTGCCGGTTTTTTACCGGCTCACTCTGGACGGTGATGCCAGTGGTTCAACCAAATGCGCCACAACCTCCGGCAACTACAGCGGGATTTTGGCAGCCGGCGATGCCGATGAGGACGGCAGTGGCGGCTGGGTTACATTTGCCGGCTATGTGAATGGCTTGAGCTTCTGCACTGGCTCCGGCACTGGGAAGGTCAACGTGGCTTATAGTGGCAGAATGGGGGATTAAACGATGGGAATAGCCAATTACACATACAACCGCTCGACCAGCGGCGGTGAGATCATAACGCATCTGATCAA